TTAGGAAATGCGTTCATTTAGTTAACTCCGCTGACAATGTGGCTTCCAATTGCGACTTTTTAGCGTCTTTTTTGTTGATGACCTTGGTCTGCCATGCCTGCTCGCCATTTGTCGCCTTGTATGCGTCTTTGTAGGCTTGCTGTAGCTCTTTGATGGTGGTCACCTCATCCATTGCCGCCAGTAGGTCAGCTATTTGGCTTTCATTAACCGTAGATTTGATCTCTGTGCGGCGGCTGGCTGCATTGGCATCATCATCCTCGGGCGCTAAACCTGTGGCTGCCAAAAGGCTGTACCGCCTGGCATACGTCAAAGCCGAGCCGTAACCCTGTGGGTCTTGTTTTCCAGCGGGAACGTGCAACATTCCGCATTCCATGACTTCACCTGATTCATGGATAAACACGGTCTCAACCAAAACACCATCCTTGCATTCATAGGTGCGTTGCATAAGACCAATACCGTTGGCGTTTAAAGCCTCTATAACCGCCTCAATGCAATTAGCTAGGTCAGCATACTTGGATTTAAAGTGCGGGTTTGTAGACGTTTTTAGAGCTGGCCCAAACTGGCGCTGTGCCTTAACAAATGCCGCAGCAATGTTTTTTTGAATGGGTGTAAAAGTTTCCATGATTTTTCCTTTAATAATATTTGGGGGCGCAGGTCACATCCACGATGGTCTCTGCGGTGTAACCATTGATCTTGCGTTTGCCAAACACGGTAATGGCTCGCAAACCTGACGTTTCGCATTGCTTAACAGCATCAATGATTTCACTTCTGCCCATCGATTGGATTTGTTTATCCATGATGAGCTGTTGTTCGACCATCTTTGGCTCGCTGGCGCAACCGACCAGCACTAACAATAAAAGTGCGTATTTCATGGTTATCCTTAAAAAGTTTTGTTGAAATAGCCGTTGATGACAGATGCGACACGCTGGTGGCTTGGTGGCTCATAGCCTGCGTATTCTTTTACTTCTTTTTCAATCCATTTAAAATGAAGTTTGGGAATATCGTAGGTGATGTCTAAGCCATCTTTAAAAACAAAAATGTCGAAGTAGCCATCCATTTCATAGTCTTCAGGCTCAACCCAAGACCATTGCACGGTAACCTCATCCCAAATTATGTAGGTGATAAATTCACCCTCATCGCCGTCATTTAACATCATGCTCTCCATACTAAAACGTCAAGAGCAACCACTACAATAGCCGTAATGGAGACAATCCATAGGCACACTTGCGCCCAATTTATGGGTTTTTTGTAAGTTTCTATCTCGAACATAACTACTCCTAAAAGACCCTATGCGAAATTGCTGGGGCATGGATGTATTGTTAAGCCAACTAAACACACAGTCAAGTATTATTTGTAGGTGTTTTCCCTAATGTCGCTTATTTGTTAATTAGGCTTTACAATCTACGCATGACAAAACAAGAATTAATTCAGTTGGCAGGCTCACAAAGTGAGCTTGCTAGGCTATTGAACATTTCTAGGGCGGCGGTGTGCTTGTGGAAAACCGTACCTGAGTTGAGAATGCGCCAGCTCAGAGACCTTAGACCCGAGTGGTTTACAACCTAAAAAAATTATGTATACTCACAACTGTCTAGAGTGGCATCTAGGCGATAGAGGTGGATCGTTGAACCCTACAGATATTTGTGCGGTCTTGTCAGACGACAAACGAACTTTTGATTCACCTCAATCGCTTGTTGTTGCTCTCGCCAAGAGCCAAGACCGCAGAGAGATTTGTAGGGTTTTTGCTTTTGTACAACGCAATGCGGTACGTCGATGGTTGCGATTGAGATACCCCGATACACGAGCAAACCAAATCGGGGAGCGTGGGCTAAGTCTTAGAGCGCGGTGGTTGAAACAGTCTGAGATAGTGCGATGCGATGACATGGCTCCGAAGAGCAACATCGAGGCACAGGCGAACTTTGGTTTTGACCACGGTAAGGCTGTGCTTTGCTCCAACAATCACCAAAGAGCAATAAGGGGATACAGATGACAAACTTCGAACGATTTTGGGCAGCTTGGCCTATCAGCACACGCAAGGGCGGCAAGTCTGATTGCCTTAAGCGATGGGAGAAGTATTATTGTGATAGCTGCATTGATCAAATAATCAAGCACATTGAGTGGATGAAAACCACCGACCAATGGCGCAAAGACGGCGGTGCATATATACCCTCACCTGCTGTTTACCTTAACCAACGCCGATGGGATGGGGCTGAGATACCTGAAGATAAAAAGACCATCCATATCCTTGAAAAAATCGCCCAAGACCGTGCAAGGGCAGTTCCAATGCCTGCGGACATAAAAGCCAAACTTGATGCGTTGCGGGGCAGATAATGAATGACCGAAGCCAAGCAAACCAGCTCCTTGACCGACACAAAGAAACCCGCCAACTTAGCTACGCTGACATTACAAGAGCGCTTGCACTTACTGGAGACCTTGAGGCAGACGGAAGCGAGGGAATGGGTAGCGAGATACCGCAAGAAAGCGAGAGACCTTGGGAAAATCAAAGCATCGGCATGGTGGTGGCAGGTTTACTCAGATATAGAGAAGCGGCGTGGAACAGCGGTAGCCAACGATTTACGCAGGAGAATGAATGAGATACGCGGCGAGAGTTGACGCAAACCAAGATCAAATAGTGGTTGCATTAAGGGCGGCTGGCGCTTATGTTTGGATCATTGGCCTACCAGTTGATCTATTGGTTGGGTACAAGGGTCACACATTCTTGGTGGAGATTAAAACAAATGCCAAGAAGCGTTTAACTACCCTACAACGAGATTTTTTTGAAAGTTGGAGCGGAAGTACGTTGGCGCGGGTTGATAGCCCTGACGCGGCTTTACGCATGATTGGGGTATTAAAGTGAAACCTGAAGAAGCGGCGCAAGCCATCAGAGACAAAGCGCCAGCTTACGGCGAAGCTAAAGCCCAAAGGGTTTACCTTGAAGAATTCCGCAAAAGCCAAAAAGCCTTGTTGATGAGGGATGCCCTAGAGATGGGCTTTGAAGCGGCAAACGCCCAAGAAAGGGAAGCATATGCAGACCCTGTTTATGCCAAGCTGTTAAGGGGATTGGCTGCGGCAATTGAAAAAGAAGAAACGCTGAAATGGGAAATTGAGGCGGCAAGGCTTGATATAGAGATTTGGCGAACACGAGAAGCAACCAACCGAATGCAAGACAAGGCACACCAATGAAATGTCCCGAATGCGGGACTTGGACTATCGTAAAAGAAACAAGAACTTCAAGAGGAAACACACGGCGGCGGCGTTTAGAGTGCGCTAACGAACATAGATTTACCACGCTGGAGACCATAGTTGTACCAAAAACACCAATACATCAGAAGCAAAAAACTCCTAAAGCTGGTGGCGGGACTTGATTGCCAGGCTTGCGGGTCGGGCAATATGGTGCAGGCAGCTCACACCAATTGGGGTGGCGGTAAGGGTCGAGGGGTCAAGGCTGATGATAATTTAGTGGCGGCTTTGTGCCTTAAATGTCACTACGAAATTGATCAAGGCAAAGAATTAAGCAAGGAAGAACGACAAGAAAAATGGCATCATGCCCACATAGCCACAATTGCAAAACTTTGTGATCAAAACGTTTGGCCTCTTGACGTACCTATTCCAGCGTTTACAATAGAGTAGCAGTTGTCTCATTCGCAGGGGCATTAACACCCCTGCATTTTTTAGGGTAAATATGAAAAAAGACGTTGCAGACTTTATTTCCACGTTGTTTCACAGCTCAACGGTGACGCACTTCATGCACTTAGCGACTGACTCATTTGCAGTTCACATGGCGCTTGGGGCTTACTACACGGAGATTCTTGAGCTGGCTGATACATACGCTGAGGCTTACGCAGGGTGTTACGAGAAGATCAAGGATTTTCCTGAAAACTTTCACAATGCCAAAGACCCTGTTAAGTATTTGACAAGCATCAAAGACTACGTTTACAAAAACCGTGAGGCTTTGCCTGATGACAGCCAGCTACAAAACATTGTGGACGAGATAGCGGCGCTGATCGACTCAACCTTGTACAAGCTAACATTAAAATGATCAGGATATTTGCTGGCTATGACCCAAGAGAGGCTATTGGCTACCATGTGTTTTGCCAAAGCCTAATTGAGCGCACCAGCGAGCCAGTAGCCATAACACCGCTATACGGTACACAACGAGACGGCACAAACGCATTTACCTACCAGCGGTTTCTAGTTCCATACTTTACAAAATTCACAGGCAAGGCAATATTCTTGGATGCCAGCGATATGCTAATGCTTGCCAACATTGATAACCTTAACAAGTTATTTGACCCAACCAAGGCGGTGCAGGTTGTTAAGCATGAATATCAGACCAAGCACCCAAAGAAATACATTGGCACACCAATGGAAGCGCCAAACAGGGATTACCCAAGAAAGAACTGGTCAAGTTTAATACTTTGGAATTGCGATCACCCAAGAAATAAGGTATTAACGCCTGAGTTTGTAGATGACCACAGCGGCTCAGAGCTTCACCGATTCGGTTGGTTGCCCGATTCACTTATCGGTGAGCTACCGAAAGAATGGAACGTACTAATTGGTGAACAAGAGAATAAGAACGCCAAGATTGCCCATTACACGCTAGGCATCCCTGAGTTTGACCATTACCAAAACTGCGACTTTAGTAAGCAATGGTTTAACACCAAGAGCCGTATGATGAATGGCCTTATCAAAATGAAGGAGCTAGAGCATGGATAAAGAAGATATGGCTAAAGCCTTGGTTAATTTGGACATGAAAGGACAAAAAGACCAAGAGCTGTACACCCAAACCATGATGGATCAATTAAACCGCATGAAAAGCAATCAAGTGGGGCAATTGGGTATAGATAATGATTTGGGATATGCAAATTTAAGGGCATACCAAAACCCAAATGCTTTACAAGGTGCGTTAGGTGTAATTACGCCACTTGGCAATTTAGAATATGCAAGAACAGCAAATCCCATGAGTTTGGAAAACTCGGTAGCGTTTAGCAACCAAATGCCAATTGGTAATGGTATGGCTCAAGTTGACTTGCTAAAAAGCCTAAGTACTCCTGAACGAACAACAACTCTCGGCTACAACGCACCAATGAGCAAAGGTCAATTCAGGGCATCGGCAACAACAGGTCAAGATGCTGAACGCCAAAAAGTAAAAGAAATGCAAATGCAATACTTGCAACAGCTAAACAAAAACATGGGAGTTGGCGTTTACGGCAAAAAAACACCTTATGACCAAAGCGTAGGATTGCAAGTGCAAGGTAGATTCTAATAAAAATAATGCTAAATAACTATGTCAACAACTAAAGTAGTCAAAAGTAGAAAGAAAGCAGGGGGAAGAGTCGCGGGTGTGCCCAACAAGACCACACAACAGGCAAGGGAGGCGATTGCTTTGTTTGTTGATGGTAACGCACACAGATTGGCAGAGTGGCTAGATGAGGTCGCTAAGGGCGTTCCTGAGCATGACATCAAACCCAACCCTGCCAAAGCGTTTGAGCTATTCCAAAGCGTGGTTGAATACCATGTACCCAAGTTGGCAAGAACTGAGATTACTGGCAAGGACGATGGCCCAGTAGAAATGGTGGTGACATGGGGCGGCGTGAAGTAATCTTGCCCTACAGCCCAAGGGCGGCATTCATGCCATTCCATGAGCGCACCGAGCGCTGGTCTTGTTTGGTTGCCCACCGTAGAGCTGGTAAGACCGTAGCGGCAATTAATGACTTGATCAAGCGAGCCATCACCGAGGGCAACAGGTCAGCCCAATATGCCTACATTGCACCATTTCGTAGCCAAGCCAAGCGGGTGGCATGGGATTACCTCAAGTTCTATGCCGCACCAGTAACTAAAGCCACCAATGAATCCGATCTGTCGGTGGAGCTGGTGAACGGTGCAAAGATCATGCTGTTTGGCTCGGACAATGCGGACGCAATGCGGGGCATGGGATTTAACGGCGTGTATCTTGATGAATACGGCGACTTTAAGCCTAGTGTGTGGGGTAATGTGGTAAGACCTACTTTGTCTAGCACTATGGGCTGGGCTGTGTTTGGGGGTACACCCAAGGGCAAAAACCAGTTCCATGACATTTATAAGGTCAGCCAGGTAGTGCCTGATTGGTTTCTGTTAAGGCTGCCTGCATCCGTGTCCAAGCTATTGCCTGACTCAGAATTGCAAGCGGCAAGGTCTCAGTTAAGCCAAGACCAATACGACCAAGAGTATGAATGCAGTTTTGATGCCGCTATTCTTGGGGCGTTTTACGGTCAAGAGATGCGCCAAGCTCAAGATGAGGGCAGGATTAGAGAGCTACCTTTCGAGCCTGAAGCAAATGTAATGACATCATGGGATTTAGGTTATCGGGACGACACCGCCATTTGGTGGTGGCAAGTGGTCAGGGGCGAGATTAGGGTGATGGACTATTACGCCGTCTCAGGGGCAAGCATTGAGCAGTTGGCAGACGTAGTTAACGCCAAAGGATACCGATACACCCGCCATTTTCTACCGCATGACGCAAGGGCAAAGACGTTGGCATCGGGCGGCAAGTCAATCATTGAACAGTTGGCGGCACACCTTGGCGGCTTAAGTAAGTTGGCAATAGTGCCTGAGATAGGTATACAAGACGGCATCCAAGCGGTGAGGATGATCCTGCCAAACTGTTATTTTGACTTCAGATGCGATGAGGGGTTAGAAGCGTTAAGGCAATATCAGCGGGAATATGATGAAGATAAGAAAACTTTTCGTCAAACTCCGCGCCACGATTGGTGCTCACACCCCGCAGATGCGTTTAGAATGTTGGCAGTAGCCTATCGACAAGAGGCAAAAGATCAAACACCGCCCAAGGGCAAGACCCTGCAAACCATCACACTTGATGAGCTGTGGGAATATGAGATGCAACATAAAGAGGAGCGAATATGAGCCAGCCAGTAGCAGAAGTCGGTGCATACAAAAACATCACCGCCACAGGCGCAGTCACAACAGGCCCATGCCAGTTGATTGGTTTTTACGTTAACAGCACAAGTTCAGGCACATTGGTGCTTAAAGACGGTGGCTCTAGCGGTACTGTAATGAGTGGCACGATTACGCCTGCGGTTGGGTTTCACCGATTCCCTGCCAACGTGGGGTCTAGCCTACACGCAACCATTGGCAGCACATTAGATGTGACGTTCTTCTTCTCTAGCGGTAATTNATCATGTACGAAGAAAACGGCGCATANGAGGGCGAAGACCCAGGCCCGTACTGGCATGACCAAATTGANACCGCCATTAAGGTATTTGATAAGTGGGAAAAGCGCGGCTTAAAGGTTGTCAAGCGGTATAGGGACGAGCGTGATGCGATAGAGATGCCAAGGATGAAGTTCAATATCCTTTGGTCAAACATCCAAGTGCTGTTTCCTGCTTTGTATGGCAGACAAGCCAAGCCCGAGGTGTCACGCCGCTACATGGATCAAGACCCTGTAGGTCGCCTTGCATCCACCATGCTTGAGCGTGTTATGGAGTACGAGACTACCCAATTTGGGGACTTTGATGCGGCAATGAGTGGCGCGGTGCAGGACAGATTGTTGCCTGGTCGCGGTACGGCATGGATTCGTTATGAGCCTGTGATTGTTAATGACAATCCCGAGGTTGAGGGTGAGATGGAGCGAGAAGAATCGCAAGTCTACAGCTCTGTNGAAGAGCCGACAGAGCGCATTGATGCAGCTCACAGCCCTATTGATTACGTCTACTGGTCGGACTTCTTGCATTCACCAGCTCGCACATGGGATGAGGTGTGGTGGGTAGCTCGGGCGGTCTACATGACCAAGGAAGAGGGCGTAGAGCGCTTTGGTGACGTATTTAAGAACGTCAGCCTAACTAGCCAAAACACCGACATGGATGGCAAGAATCCATTAACCGCCAAGATGACCTACGACAAAAAGGCGATGGTCTATGAGATTTGGAACAANCGCACAGGTAAGGTTTGCTGGATTGCCAAAGGTTATCCACAGGCGCTAGATGAAAGGGATGACCCGCTAGAGCTTGATGAGTTCTTCCCATGCCCCAAGCCGTTGATGGCAACCACCACCACAGGCACGATGATCCCTGTACCCGATTACTGCGAGTACGAGGATCAAGCGCAAGAGCTAGATAACTTAACCCAACGTATCTACCTGCTGACTAAGGCTTGTAAAGCGGTAGGTGTGTTTAATGCTGAGTTTAAAGAGCTGGCGCGGATGTTTAGCGAGGGCGTGGACAACAAGTTGTTCCCTGTAACTGGTTGGGCGGCAATGTCGGAAAAGGGCGGCTTAAAAGGCGCTATCGACATGATGGACACCTCGCAGATCATTGTGACCTTGCGAGAGTTGTATGCCGCAAGAGAGCAAGTTAAGCAGAGCATCTATGAAATTATGGGCATATCGGACATCCTACGTGGATCGTCTAAAGCCCAAGAAACCCTTGGTGCTCAACAGCTTAAGGCTAACTTTGGCAGCTTGCGGTTAAAGAGTTCTCAGGGTGATGTGGCTAAGTTTGCCACCGACATCTTTAAGCTCAAAGCGCAAGTTATCTGTAAGTTTTACCCGCCCGAGCTGATTGTTCAGATGTCAGGTGTGATGAACACGCCCGATGGTCAAGACCCGCAAAAATTGCAAGCGGCGTTGCAGATGTTGTCAGACAGCACCATTCGTGACTTCCATATTGCGGTAGAGGCTGACAGCTTGGCGCAGATTGACGAGCAGGCTGAAAAGCAAGGCGCACAAGAGGCAATCCAAGCTATTGGCTTATTCTTGCGTGAGGCGATTCCTATGATTAGCCAAGCGCCCGAGACCTTGCCTATGGCCTCTGAGATGTTGTTATTCTTGGTGCGCCGATTCAGAGCTGGTCGCGGGTTAGAGAGCGCGGTTGAAAGGGCAATGAAAGCCCTGCAAGACAAAGCGGATCAAGCTAAACAACAACCAGCAGGCCCACCGCCCGAGATGCTACAAATGCAAGCCGAACAGCAAGCCGAACAGATGCGAATGCAAGCACAAGCGCAGTCTGAACAAATGAAGATGCAAGCAGACGCACAATTGGCGCAAGCACAGGCACAACTTGATATGCAGATGCAACAGGCAAAAGCGCAAGCAGATATGCAATTGGCGCAAATGAAAGCGGACTTTGAAGCCGCTAAGCAAAACAATGAACTCCAAATTAAAGCCCGAGAAATGGCTGGAAAGGAAGAATATGAGCGATGGAAAGCAGAACTTGACGCAGCGACTAAGATCATGGTGGCAAGGATTGGTAGCAACCCTGGTGTCGATTTACCAGTTGTTGAAGCAGCGGCTGCACAAATAACCAACGAGCTGGGCGGCACAATTGTTCAGGCAATGGACAAAATAACCGCCTTGCACGACAACATGGCAAACCTACATGGNGANTCNATGCAAAACATTGGCGCTGCCATGCAAAGGCTTAACGCACCCAAGAAAGTTATCAGGGGTGCTGATGGCTTAGTNATAGGCGTGGAGACAGCATGAGCCTTGTCTTAGCTGATCGGGTTAGACAAACCACCACCTCAACAGGTACAGGGACGATCACGCTAAATGGCTCGGTTGAGGGGTTTCAGTCATTTACGGCGATTGGTAACGGTAACACGACCTATTACACAATCTCNGGCGGCGCTCAATGGGAGGTNGGGATTGGGACTTACTCTAGCGGTACGCTGGCTAGAACAACCGTAATNTCTTCATCCACAGGCTCAAAACTGGATCTTGCGGCTGGCACAAAAGACGTATTTGTCACCTTACCAGCAAGCGTGGCGGTNACAAGCGGCACAGATGTCACGTTTACCAAGGTCACATCGCCTACAGTCCAAGCAACCAATTCGGCAGGTTTATCCCTTAAAAACTCGGCAGGCACAACCCAATTGAGCATGGGCGGTGGCGGTGGTGATAACCTAACATTAAGCGTCTCAACCAACATAAATGGCGCAAACGCTCAAGTAGACATTAGCCCAACAGGTACAGGTCATGTCCACATGAAGCCCACAGGTACAGGTTCGGTTGAGATAGCGCCAACAAATGCAGGCACATTGGATAACTTGGTCATTGGTGGCGTTACCCCTAAAAACGGCACGTTTGTCAATGTAGCCGCAACTACTGGCACAATATCCACAGCACCGTCAGGCGGTACAGACATTGTCAATAAAACCTATGCCGATGGATTAGCCGCCAAGTGGGGTGAGTAATGTTTGGCATATCAGCCTTTGCACAGCTACCATTTAGCACAATTGGCGATGCCGCTCCACCACCACCTCCTGCTGAAATATTGCTTGGCGGTCACTTTGGCTTTGACGAAAAAAAGCGCGATGAGCAATGGGCTAAAGACCGAAAGCTAGAGGCGCAACGTAAGCTAAAACTACAAGAGGCGCTGTTTGGTTTGCCGCCCGAAGTAAGGGAAGAGATTACCTCTGCACCACAACAAACAATAGAGGTTGCGGTCAGAAAACAAATTGATTATGATTTGTTAATGCAAAGGGTCAAAGACCTAGAAGTTCGTGTTAAGCTAAAGCGTGATGAAGAAGATGTAGCAATGATCTTGGAGCTAATGTGAGAAGAACTTGGGTTTTCCCATCAGATGGCAGCGAGCCATACGAAAAAACAGCGGGTCACTCTGCTGAATACACAACGGTTATGGGTGATATTGCACCATTTATGTCACCTGACGGCGTGATGATTGAGGGTCGCAAGCAATGGCGTGACCACCTCAAGCGCACCGATTCAATCGAGATGGGGCACTCTGACGTTAAATATGCTCAAGCCGAATGGAACAAAAAGAAAGAGGCGCACCGAGACCGATTGCGTGGTCAAGTGCAAATGGTGCAAGAGTTTGATCGACCAGGCGCACCGATAGCTCCTGTTAAGATGTCTAACCTCAACGTAGAGATGGCTAACCGCCTACACAACCGTCCCATGCCCGAGCGCAAGGAGATGATCAAAATGACTTTGGAACAAATGAAAAGGATGAAGTGATGGAAAACGAAGTTGTCGCACCCGACACGATAGAAACACCAGCACCCGAAACC